GATAGTTTTCTCGACAATCGCACGGATCGTCACGGCATAAAGTTGCATGGTTTTCCTTTCGGTTTTGTTGGGAATTCGTTTGTAAACCCGGCGGGCCGGGTTGTCAGTCACTTAGGCGACAGTCGGGCCTCAGCGCGCCCGGTTTCAACTAAGCGGCGGGCCTCAGCGCGTTCGTCTATGCGTTCCGATTCGATCATGTGCCTGAGCGTGGCGGCTGGTATCTGTCCGTGTTCGAACCGATACCCGGCGCGGATGTAATCGTTTTCGGGGTGGTTCATGTTTTGCCCATTAGAATTTTTTTGAGTTCTTTTACTGTCCGACCTGTAAAGCGGGCCAAATCGCTTAATAGTAAATCAGGCGAGCGGTCGTAAAATTCGCTTATTTGTTGGGCGTTCCATTGGCGCGGGTCGTCGTTTATCGTGTGATAAATTGGGCGGTTTGTTTGAATTGTTAGCATGGTTTTGTCCTTAAAAAGAAAAAAGGGGGCGCGCCCGGTGTTAACCTGGTGCGCGCCGGGTGGGGTTAAATCGTGCAGCAACCACAACAGGGCGCATCTTCACAACGTCCGTTTTTGTTTCGGTAATATTCCTTCCCGCTAAAATTGAAAACGTGGCTCACATAGTCGGAGCGGGGCGGGGTGATGTCGTCATGCTCGGCAAGCCATGAGCGGCGCGTGGCGGTGTCATAAGCTATTGAGTCGCCCGGATAGATCGGGGCACCTGTGCGGCTACATTTGCCCGGATAGCGGGCGGTTATTACTTTTAACATGGTTTACCTTTCAAGCGGTTGCGATTGCGAAAACCCGGCGTTGATATCCGGGGCCGTGGTCCTGAATTACGATATCTCTAGCGGTTTTGCTTGTCCCGGCGCATAGCATACAAGCGGCGCATTGGGTGCGCTTCCCTGCCTCGGTGCTGGCTGGGCAGATAGTCTCGGCGGTTTGCTTGTCCGGGCCAATAGATACCCTGAATGCTCTCATTCCGTGAAGGTTTGCAAGGGCGGCATCATCTAAGCTGTCGGCGGATGCCATGGCAAGGCGGGACCATCGGGCGTGATCGAAACCCTTTTCCTTCCATTGGTGCGTGTACCCGGTATGGTCGGCGGTGTGCTGGGTGAGTGCTTCCCACAATCCCACCGGGGCGGCGGCGGGGTCGCCATAAGTGCCGATTCTCAGTTTTAACCCGGTGAGGGCGCGCGCGATTGTGGCGGGTGTGGCTTTGGTATATCGCCCGCGCTGGTAAGCTTTGAAAACCTGTAGGGGCGCGTGTCCCTTGTTCACATAGCAAAGCGGCGCGCCGGTTTTCTTTGCAAGGGCGGGCCGGTGCCGGCATTGTCCGCAGATAGTGGAATCGTTGCCAGTATTGGCGGCGGTTACTGGGTCAACATCAGCGCACAAAATGAAGGTTTGCGCTAGATTCCCGGTTTTGTCGTTGGCGCTAGATTCCAAGGCGGTGACAATGACAACGATAGGTTTCCCATCGATGCGGCTCGGGCCTTCATAGGCGATAAAGCCAAGGGGTTTGGTTTTCATGGGGTGCCTTTCAATGCGTCAAGTGGTGAGGGGTCGAGTTTTTCGGTGATTTCATATCCCAAAGTCTTGATTTTTTTCAAGCTTTGAAGGGTCAGCGTTTTGGTGCCAGCTAGGGCGGCAAATACGCGCGATTGATCGCACGCTGGATAAATAACGGCGTTTCCGTAAACTGTGCGGGTTGTCACTAAAATCGTGGGTTTCATGCTGTGGCCTTTCGTGCGGTTACCCGGATGGTGTAGGTGGGTTCGTGGCTGATAGTGGTGTGGGCGCGCAGTAGTTGGGCGGATGGTTCAAGCTTTCGGGCGATCGTTTGCCAGTCGATGGTTTGGCGGTAAACCGGGCCGCTGACTGTTGCGCTGTGTAGGGTTCCGTCTACCGCTTGGACCTTAGCGGCAATTAATGCGGCTTTGTAGCTATCCTCACTTGATTTAAGCACGGCGATTTCGGCGCGGATTTCGGCAAGGGTATCGACAATGTCGGTCAGTTCTTCGGGTGTAAAGAATTGGTTCATGGTGTGGCTTTCGGTTTAAAGGGTGGCGCGGTTTGCAAGGGTTTCGGTGATTTGCCCGGAGCGGGCGAGAGAATCGACAAAATCAACAAAAGCGCACCGGGTATCGGTTGGATAGACAAGGTCTGCAGTTTTGTTAGATTGGCTCCAGTCGTACCGATAACGGCGGCGGGGTAGTGTTGGGTGGGCGTCCCAAAAGGCGGCGCGGATCTGTTTTTGGTTGGTCATGGTGTGGCTTTCAGGTTTCGGGGGCATTTTTCCAAGTGGCGCGCAGTTCTTTTGCGGTTGCAAAAAATCCGTGCTGGCTTCGCAGGGCAGGATTAGATAAAACCTCGGTCATATCTTCCATTTCAATCAATTGATAATTGATTGTGGCGTCAGTTCGTCTATCAAGGCGTTCGCATCGCGGGCTGTCGCATCCGTTGCTGTGCTTGTCATCAGGGCGCGTAGCTTTGCCAGTAACTCGGTCTTAGCATCGCCACTTGATTTGATCGTATGCAATTCGCGCCTCTCGGTAAAGGCCGCCACTTCTGTCACAGTGCCCAGCACCTTGGCCGCCGCCACCTTGGTAGCGTGCTTTGCGTCCGGGTCAATGACCACTTGCACAAGGGAATGGATTACAAGGTCCCTCAATTGTTGGGGCGTTCTATATTCAGCCGCCTGATTGGCCAACCTGTATGCTTCTATTTCCGCTTGGATTCGTGTATCTGTCTTAAGCTTGCTGGCATTGTCTCCGACTGTCTTAGGTTTTCCCTTGGACTTATACGCTACCCGGTAAGCCCCGGCACCTGTAGACCCGTCCGCCACTAAACGAGCAAACTGTTTTTGCTTATGGGTAAGCTCTCCGGGAACGCTTAGTATCCTATCCATTGGTATCGTATCCAATGCTTCTCTCACTTGCTTTCGATTCATAACCATAACTGCCCCGCTCCGCTATTGTTTACCCGCGCCCATTATAGGAACAAACCGGGAAACTGTCACCTATGCGACACGGCAGCGGTTTTGTGTCACCTAGGCGACACGCCTGGCAGGGTTTCCATGCGAGTATCAGCCCATGGGACGCACCCATAGACCGGCCCGGTAAAGGGCAACACCAAAAGGAAACCATGAACAAAACGACTCTAAACAAAGCACAGCGCAGGGATATAGCCACCCTACACAGAACGATTCACTTCGGCGCTAATCATGCCGCCCGAGTGTTATCAGTACTACACCGCTCCGCGCCAAAGAAAAGCCAGCAAGCCGAAATCATGGACCTTGCCATGCGCCTTAATGTTGACAGCAACCCCGAATTTATTATTTCCGACACTTTCACCACCATTTGAAGGGCCACACATCATGCAAGTCATCAAGCTTGGACACTCAGCCTATAAAGGCACTAATGCGCTTCGCTTTTGTTTCAGCAAAGCGCAAGCCGTGCGCGTTTTATGCAATCGCGGAATGACCCGCGCCAAAGCCCGCCAAGCAATCAAAAACCTGTTAATCACACGATGGGCCACCGCCACGATCAATTATCAATTGATTGAAATGGAAGATATGACCGAGGTTTTATCTAATCCTGCCCTGCGAAGCCAGCACGGCTTTTTTACCACCGCCAAAGAACTGCAGGCCGCTTGGAAAAATGCCCCCGAAACCTGAAAGCCACACAATGAAAACCCGATCACTCACTTTCCACACCGACCCCGGCCATGGCTGGTTAGAAGTCAGCCGCGCCGATCTAGACGCCTTGGGAATCACCGACACCATTAGCCCCCACAGCTACCAAAAAGCCGCCCGGGTTTATTTGGAAGAAGACATAGACGCCACCCGATATCTGGACGCCGCCAAAGCCGCCGGGTATCGATTGACCATCCGAGATCAATACGCCGACCCCTCACCCATCCGCAACCTGCCCAGCTTTACCATCTGAAAGACCACACCATGACCAACCAAAAACAGATCCGCGCCGCCTTTTGGGACGCCCACCCCACCGCCAACCGCAAACGCTACCCGGCCCGCGATTGGACACACGAAGACAAATCAAGCCGCGACTATTGCACCGATACCCGGTGCGCTTTTGTTGATTTTGTCGATTCTCTCGCCC